CCGAGCCGGAGCCCGAGCCGGAGCCCGAGCCGGAGCCCGAGCCGGAGCCCGAGCCGATGGTCACCCGCACGCCTTCCCTCCCATCCCGCTCCGGACCCCACGCGTTATCGGTTTAGGATACCTGCTGAAGTTAAATAACGCGTCATTCAGAACAATCATCTTCTTCGACCCGGGCCTGGCCGGATGATAATGAAAGATTATCCATAAATTTATGAAAATATAATTTTTGTTTCTATTTCTAAGTCATGTTAAGTATTGTTTTAAAATAGCAATAATTAAATTTAATATTAATTTTCAATAGAAGATAAAAAATTATATAGTATTTTTTTGTTCTTTTTGTTTTGAATTGTTTTTGTATTTTTACCATGAGATCGATGCGAATTTGATATAGTCAATTGGCTGACGACCTCTTGATTTCTTTTTAACTAGTTTCACATTGTATTTCTGTTCAATACGATCAAAGATATCGTTGATCTTTGCTTCGCTGTAATGAGACTTCTCCAAACGGATACCTTTGTCATCAGAACTTTTCTTGTCATAGAGACTTGTAATAGCCCGGCCAGCTCCTTCAATGTAAGAAGGATGATCAGGTAATGTCCGACAGATAGATCTCTGGAGTTCTTTTTCGAAGAGATCTGGATCTTCGGAAGTTTCCAGAGAGAAGGTGATAATCTGCCCCCCATTGAAGTTTTCAAGGACCAATCCACTTTCGAGCGTAACCTCACCCGGGATGTAGTTACATTTCGGATTGACTTTCGCAGTCTCAATAACTTCAGGTGGATGGGCAAGGGGATCATAGGGAATAAATCCCATTAGGAAACATTCTTTGTTTGGTCCGATCTCACCCAGGATGGAGAATGGATTTCTCCAAATTGCCGAACCTTTCGGACAGGAAGGAGAAACATTGCAGCGAATCTTCTGTCCCCCATGACTTTCCGAAGCTTCGTACAAAGTGCTGTAATGAAGGCCACTATTATACGATTTTGACTCATCACCCTTCGAATTGTGGAGATTGAGTTTCCCTGGGCCAGCGCAATTCAAGATCGTTTCCTCAATCTTGTCAATGTCCGGAAATGTGGGATCATCTCTTTTGCGCTGTTGGATCAAGCGTGTGATCGCATCAAGAGTCAAGTGCTTCCTTGTGAATTTGATAGTTTCATCTCCGTCATCTTTCAGATCCGAAAGACGGAATCTGATTGGCACAGTCTTGATCCAGTCAATCATTTCACCCTCTTTGTTTTCACCTGAGATGATAACTCCTCCATTCTTCCGCTTTGTCCCACCGAGATTCATCGCTCGTGTGACTTCAGAGAGTGTATCCATTTCCCCGGATGCCCAGGCTCGATGATATTTCCGGATAAGTTCTTCAGCAGATGGGGCAACGTAAATGTCGAGATCGGTGTGGGCTCCTTGTGATTGATATCCACACATGCGACCAAGAAGACCTTGAAGGATAGTGTCAGCGTTTGGCTTTTGGCTTTGTTCGTATGCCATGGCGATATTACGCTTATAGACCACTTGTCCCATTCGGAATCGGCCGCAGATATGAACAACAGTTGCTTTGAAGGGTTGAGTTTCCAAGAACTCGAGATCGGTATTCTCTCCACCGAAAACAGATTTGTAATCGTAACCAAGTTGAGCTGCGATCGTCCTCATCATGGTTTTATCCTTCTCGGCGCGATGAGTTCGGATAACAACATATTTCTGTTCGTATTTGGCGTAGTTTTTGCGAAGAACGGATGCGATGTGTTTGCATTCTTCGATTTTGATTTCCTCAGCTTCAAACTTGATCGCACCGGCTCGAATCAATTCGGTAACACCGATATAATCCGAACCAGGTTTCATGAAGTAGAAGTTCTTGAGATCAAGATTGACTCCCTTCAAGAAAGTTTTTTCCTCGGTTGTCCAGTCCTTTTTCTGAACTTTCTTGTTCACGACAATCTCCGAAAAGGGAGTCGCGCTAACACCGAGGATATAATTTCCCTTCTCCTTCAAGACTTTGAAGTCCCCCATAAGAGCGGAATCAAGATTGTTCTTCCGATAGAAGGACTTGAAAGGGATGTTGTTCTTGGATTGAGCCATGTGAGACTCGTCATGGATAATGAGAGTTTTCTCGTTGATCTCTGGAGCCTTTCCGAGATCTTGTGAAAAGAAAACATTGAGATTCTCATATATGTCAGTCAATCTCCGAGGCAGATTGCCTTCAGGATCTATCTCATCAAGATAGGCATCCTTTGCTGCCTTGAGATCGCTTATAGTTTGTGATCTCAAGGAAGTATCGGAAGACCCACAGATGATGACGACATCCTCCACGAGTCCTTGGCGGATCATCTCAAGAGCGGTGAAGAGGTAGGTTCCTGTCTTGCCGCTTTGCATCTGGGCAAGAAGGATGGTCATGGGTTGTTTTTGGAACATGGCGATGATTTCCCTAGAGGCGATGCGCTGTTCATTGTGAAAAACGGGCATGGTAGATTGTAATAAATTGTAGTGAAAAAAATTCTCTTCGACGAAATCAAATTTACTCCTTGGAGAAAAAAATATTTTTTCGGTGAATATTGAATAAAAATATAATGATTATATAATAAATGAGTGAAGAATTTGAACCAGAACCAGAACCCGATTATGATCAAGAAGATAATAAATTGAATTTAAAAGATATCAAACCACTTGATGTATGGGATATTATTGAGACATATTTTCGCGATAATCCGAATTATAAATCACAACATCAAATAGATTCATTCAATGAATTTATTTATTCGAAGACAAATGGGATAGAATATATTATTAAGAGACAAAATCCACAGATAATTTATAAAGAAGCAATTAATTCAGAAAAAGGGGAATATCGGTATCAAATTAATATTCATTATGGAGAATTATTAAAAGAAGATGGAACAGTTGATGAAAAATATATAGATAATTTATTTGTTTCCTCGCCGATTGAATATACAGATGGTGAATCAAAATATATGTATCCGAATATAGCTAGATTAAAAGGATATACTTATGCTTCTAATATATATTGTAATATTGGGGTTATTTTTAAGGATAATGAAACCAATGAAACAACAATTAAGAATTTTGAAAAAGTTAATATTGGATCTATGCCGATTATGGTAAAATCAAAATTATGTATATTGAATGGATTAGATGATATAAGATTAAGTGAATTAGGTGAATGTCCTTATGATCAAGGGGGTTATTTTATAATTAATGGAAAAGAAAAAGTAATTTTATCTCAAGAAAAAAAAATTAATGATATATTGTATGTAAATTCTCAGAAGGATGAAATTGTTCCATTACAAGCTGTATTGAAGAGTATATCTAAAGAAGGTTTTCAATCTTCAAGAACAAATGCGATTGCCCTAAATCGTGTCATTGTAAATTACAAGCCGGATAATGAAGAAATGGCTCAAACTACGAAAAAACATGTCCACCGTATAACTGTTAGGATTTTAGGAATTGAAATAATAGTTCCATTATTTGTTTTATTTAGAGCATTAGGATTAGAAACAGATAAAGATATATTATCCACAATCATTTATAACTCAGATGATCCAAATATTAAAAATAAATTATTAGATGAATTATTACCTTCAATTAAAGATACTCAACCTATTTTTACTCAAAAAACAGCAATGAAATTTTTAGCAATGCATACTAAGGGGAAAGAAGTAATTAATGTAATTGATATTTTAACGAATAATTTCGCACCGAATTATATTCGGAATGAAGATAAAGCTTATCTTTTAGGATATGCTACACGAAAATTATTATTAACTAAAATTGGTGTTTTAAAAGAAACAGATAGAGATTCTTATGCTATGAAAAGAATTGATTTAGCGGGTTCATTATTATTGGAATTGTATCGTGAATTATGGTCAATTTTTCAGAGAAATATATCGTTAAAAATTGACAATGATTTTAAATTTCATTTTAAGGATTATGGAAATGATATTAAAAATTTAATTAATGATGATAATTCAAGGAAAGTATTTAATCCGAAATCATTGGATTCAATCGTGAAATCATTTGGTTCAGTGTTTGGAACTGGATTATCAGGAAGACAAGGGATTGTTCAAGATTTAAACAGGAATGCTATGTTAGGGACATTATCTCATTTAAGAAGATTATCAAATCCTTTACCTCCAGGATCAAAGAGTCTAGGTCCTCGTAAGCTTCATAATTCTCAATGGGGTTTTGTTTGTCCTTCTGAATCACCTGATGGTGGGAATGTTGGAATAATTAATCATTTATCGATAATGACGCAGGTATCATTTAATGTATCTGAAATTGGTATTATGGACGCATTATTAGATCATGGTTTAATACGATTAGAGGATATAATTAATGATAATTTATGTGATACAGCAAAAGTATTTCTAAATGGTAAATGGATTGGTATTCATAAGGATCCTGAATTTTTATATAAAATTATGCGATTATTAAAATTGAATAGTATTATTCATTTATATACGTCAATTTATTGGGATATATCTACAAATGAAATTTATGTATTCAGTGATTCTGGGAGATTATTAAGACCCGTTTTTGTATTAAAACGAATGGGATCAAAAATATCAAATAATTTAATTGAAGGTGATTTTAGTTATTTAACACATTGGAATCACTTAATACGTGGTAATTATATGTATACTATAGATCCAGAAATGTCTGTATATGATGAATTATATCATCAAAAGGAATTAAATGAAATTAAGGAAAAATATGAGGATTATTTATCATATTTAGAGGATAATCAATCACAGATTGAATATATTGATCCATTAGAAACAGAGGGATTATTTATTTCCAAGGATATTTATTCAATAGATAAGGAATATACTCATTGTGAAATACATCCTTCTTTAATTTTATCAGCAGTCACATTAAATATTCCTTTCCCTGAACATAGTCAATATCCAAGAAATGTATTTTCATGTCAGCAGACAAAACAGGCGGTTGGATTGTATTCTTCGGCATATAATTCTCGTTTTGATACTTTCGCGCATGTATTGAATTATCCTCAAAAGCCGATAGTAACGACTAGATTTAAAAAATATACTGATGTTGATAAATTACCTTATGGAGTTAATGCCATTGTAGCGATTGCTTCTTATACAGGTTATAATCAGGAGGACGGGTTAATATTAAATAAAACATCAATTGATCGTGGTATGTTTCAATCATTATATTATCGTAGTTATGGCGATAAAGAAGAGAATGATGGTTCACGAAGAGTTTATTTTGGGAATCCTGATAATGTAGGTAATTCTACAAAAAAGACAACAATTAATTTTAGTAAATTAGATTCAAATGGTATTGTAAAGGAGGGTAAATATGTTACCGCTGAGGATGCTATAATAGCTAAATGTGGTGAAGAATTAAATTCTTCGGGTGATATGATTAATAGTGTATCGGGGAAAACAATTAAGTTTGCGACTTCTGGTATTGTAGATAAGGTAATTGTTACGAAGAATAAAGATAATTTAAGAACATGTAAAGTTAGAATTCGTAAAAATAAAATACCGACAGTAGGTGATAAATATTCATCAAGACCGGGACAAAAAGGGATGTGTGGATTAGTATTAGAACAACACGAAATGCCTTTTACAAAGGATGGTATTGTTCCGGATATGATAATTAATCCTCATGCGATTCCTAGTCGTATGACTATTAATCAATTATTAGAATGTGTATTAGGAAAAAGTTCTTGTTTAGGTGGATTCTTGGGGGATGCGACCGCGTTTCAGAACAATGATATTCATGATTATGCGAAATTAATGGAAAAATATGGATATGAAGAATGGGGAAATGAAGTTATGTATAGTGGTATAACTGGTGAACAAATGAAATCATCTATTTTCATTGGTCCAACATATTATCAACGATTAAAAATTATGGTTGCTGATAAAATGCATAGTAGAGGAACAGGTCCTTTACAGAGTTTACTTAAACAACCTGCTGCGGGAAGAGCAAATAATGGTGGTTTAAGAATAGGTGAAATGGAAAGAGATAGTATATTAGCTCATGGTATATCTGGATTTTTGAATGAATGTATGATGGAAAAATCGGATAAATATACAGTTAAAATTAATGAAAAGACTGGATTAATTCCGAATGATAAAGAAGGTGAAGATATTGTATCTATTAATATACCTTATTCAATGAAAATGTTAGTACAAGAATTACAATCAATGAGTATTGCTCCAAGATTAATTACAAATAATTCAGTTGAGAATCCTATGATTCATGAGTATATAGAAGATAATTTTTATTAAATTATTTAAAATAAAGAAATAAATTCATAATAAATGAAGGTATTACAATTAATTCGTCATGGATATTCATTGCATAACGAATTATTTACTAAAATAGGTGTCAAAGCGTTTCGTACACCTGCTACAATAGATGCTCCATTAACAAATCATGGTCATGTTGAATCTATAGAATTAGGTTATCATTGGGATAAAAAACATGATATCGAATTAGTTTTAGTTTCTCCATTAACAAGGACATTAGAGACATGTATGAATATATTCGGGGATACTGATATCCCGATTGAATCTCATGAATTTTTAAGAGAATATCCTATTGGTGTAGATACTTGTAATAAGAGATCTTCATTCAAGGAGATAAAGGATAAATATCCGAAAATAGATTTTCATTTATCAATGGACAATGATTTATTATGGAAAGATGACTCTCGTGAAACTTTATCTGAATTAGAAATAAGGATCCAACAAATGATAGATTATATTCAATCTCGTAAAGAAACAAATATAGCAATAATAGGACATAGTTCATTTTTAGGACAATTTAAGGATAATCATATAGGATATTTAGAAAATGGGGAATCCGAATTAAAACATTGTCATCCTTATGAATTTATCTTATCATCGGATTACAAAAGACCTGAATAAAATAATTTACTCATCTTTGATGAGTAAGCACGTTAACAAGATTACATTTTTTAGTTTTTCTAATGATTGAATTAATCCTTTATAATATTTTAATCTGAATGTATCATAATAGAATGATACAGCTTTGTATCCTGTATTAAATTTATTTATAAGTG